CGGCCGTCTCGTGCCGCCCGCGGCCCTCGGCCTCAAGGAGGGCCAGTACGTCCGCATCACGGGCTCGACCTTCAACGACGGGCTGCACGCGTGGCCCTACAACGAGCTCACGGACGAGGAGTTCGTTGGCACCGTCTGGGCGCTTGCCATCCCGCAGGCCGTGGTCGACCTCGCTGACGAGATCGCAGCGTGGCAGACCGAGCACGCCAAGGAGCTGGACAGCCCGTACGCATCCGAGAGCTTCGGCGGCTACAGCTACACGCGCGTCGGCGGCGACGGCTCGCCCATCACGTGGCGACAGCAGTTCAAGGCGCGTCTCGACCCTTGGAGAAAGCTGTGAGCCGCCTGTACGAGCGCATGGCGGTGGCTTGCGCGAGGCTCGTCGCAAAGACCGAGCCCGATGGTGAGGGCGGCTTCAAGACCGCCCTCGCCGTCGGCGACGGCTTCACGGCGGCGATCGTGCGCGACAGCTCGACGGCCTCGCGCATCGCGGAGCACGACGGCGTGAGGAACGTCTACACCGTGACCACCGACGAGCCGCTGCGGTACGGCGACCTCTTCCAGCGCGCGTTCGACGGGCAGGTATTCCGCTGCACGTCGAACGCGGACGACGGGGCCGCGCCGCGCTGCGCGGCGTTTGGCTTCGGCCAGTGCAGCGCGGAGGAGTGGGAGGTGCCGGATGGCGACTAAGGCGGCTGCGCTGCAGGCGTGGCTCGAGGGCTTCGGCCTTCCCGTGTATCGCGACTCGGCGGTGCCGCGCAAGGCGAAGATGCCATACATCACCTACGACCTGCCGACCGCGTCGTTCGGCACGCAGTGCAACTCCGAGGTGAACCTCTGGTACCGGACCTCGTCCGAGGCCGCGCCCAACGCCAAGGCCGAGGAGGTCGCCCGAGCGCTCGGGCTCTCCGGCGTGCTGCTGCCGTGCGAGGGCGGCGGCATGTGGGTGATGCAGGGCGATCCGTTCTGCAACGCCATGGCCGACGAGGACAACGCCGTGAAGCGCCGAATCATCAACCTGACCATTGAGTACATGACCAGCTACTAGGAGGTCATATGTCTAAGTTCACGCGCATCCCCGAGAACACGTTCAAGGAGATCGTCATCAACGCGGGCCTGCTCGCCACGAATTTCAACACCAAGAACGCCGAGGTCGCGGAGTCCGAGCTGATGGGCGCGACGAGCGGCGGAACCAGCTTCGCCGCCACGCCCAGCTTCATCGACTACGGCGAGGACATCGACAACTGCCCCGCCAACACGATGGAGCTGAAGCGCATCGACAGCATCGAGGCCAAGCTGAGCGGCACCTTCGTGACGCTGAACACCGCGCTCGGCAAGAAGCTCGCAGCCGCAGCCGACGAGACCGAGGGGAAGATCGTCCCGCGCTCCGCGCTCTCGGAGGAGGACTTCGCCGACATCTGGCTCATCGGCGATTACTCGGGCGAGAACGGCAACGGCTATATCGCCATCCGCCTCATCAACGCGCTCAACACGGGCGGTCTGCAAATCACGACGCAGAACAAGGCCAAGGGCCAGTTCGCATTCGAGTTCACGGGCCACTACTCAATCAAGAACCCCGAGATCGTGCCCTACGAGCTGTATATCAAACAGGAGATTGGAGCCTAACCATGAAGCTGGAGAACCTTAACGCCGACGAGTTCCAGAACGCCATGTGCCTGCTGGCGGACGTTGCCGAGGACGTCATGAACGGCGAACTCGGCGCGAAGGCCAAGGCCGCCTACGCCAAGTTCCGCTCTAACTCCGCCAAGGCCAAGGCCAAGGCGACCGCCAAGGCCAAGGGCGACCCCGAGGCCGCGAAGGCAGCCGCCACCGCCGAGGTCAACAGCCTCGCCGTGGACATGGTAGTGGGGCTTCTGCCCGACGTGCTGCGCCAGGGTGGCGAGATCAGCTACAAGCTGCTCGCCGCGCTCGACGGCCAGACGCTCGAGGAGTACAAGGCCGACTTCACCGTCAAGAAGTGGGTGAACGACATCAAGGATGCCATCGACGGTATCGACGGCATCAAGGACGTCCTGGCTCCTTTTTTTGGATAGCCGCCGAGGACCCATCTCACATATGGCTCTGTCTGGGCGAGTACGTCGGGCCACGGCGTGCTCGCCCTTTCTCTAGGTACATGGTCGCGCGGTGGCGCGAGCGGGACGAGCGGGAGGCGTTCCGCGTGTACCTGAGCGAGTCGGTGCGCCTCATGGCGCAGGGGAAGTGGCTCAAGGAACCCTTCCTGAGCATCGTCAACGGCGGTGCGGGCAATGGGTCCGAGGCGGAGGACACGCGCGGCGGCGACGAGATCGCCGCAGACATCATCGAGCGGATGGGATTGAAGGTGGTCTAGGTGAACCTTCTCGACCTGATGATTAAGGTCGGCCTCAAGGACGAGGCCAGTGGCAAGGTCGAGGGCGTGGCCTCGAAGGTCGTGGGCACGCTCGGCAAGGCCGGCGCGACCGCCGCCAAGGCGATAGGCGTTGGCGTCGCCGCCGTGGGGGCGGGCGTCGCCGCCATCACGGGCATGAGCATGAGCGCATACGCCTCATACGAGCAGAACGTCGGCGGCATCCAGAAGATTTTCGGCAACATGGGCAAGTCGCTCGACGAGTACGCCGCGCTTACGGGACAGACCGTCGAGCAGTGCTCCGGTAAGTGGGAGCAGCTCGAGCAGGCCCAGACGACGGTGCTGGCAAACGCCGACCGCGCCTACATAACGGCCGGCCTGAGCGCCAACCGGTACATGGAGCAGGTCACAGGCTTCTCGGCCTCGCTTGTCAAATCGCTCGGGGGCGACACGGTCAAGGCGGCCGAGTACGCCAACACGGCCATGGTCGACATGAGCGACAACGCGAACACCTTCGGCACGGCGATGGAGGACCTCCAGAACGCGTACCAAGGTTTCGCCAAGCAGAACTACACGATGCTCGACAACCTCAAGCTGGGGTATGGCGGAACCAAGGAGGAGATGCAGCGCCTCGTCAAGGACGCGCACGCCGTCAACTCCGCCGTGGACGAGTCGAGCCTGTCCTTCGACAACATCGTGCTCGCCATCCACACGATGCAGGAGCAGATGCAGATCGCCGGCACGACCTCGCGCGAGGCCGCGACGACCATCGAGGGCTCCTGCAACATGGCGAAGGCCGCCTGGGAGAACTGGATGACGGAGCTGGGCAAGGACGACGCCGACATGGGCAAGCTCACCGAGGAGCTGGTACAGTCGGTCGAGACGGCGGCCTCGAACGTCATCCCGCGCGTTGCGACCATCGTCGGCACGGCGCTGTCGCAGCTGCCGAGCCTTGTCACGTCGGTCGGGCCCGTGCTTGGTCAGGCGTTCGTCAGCATCTTCACGCAGGCGCTCGACAGCGCGGCGGAGGCCGTGCCCGGGCCCATGGGCGACATCCTCTCCGCCGTGTCGGACGGCGTGGACGAGATCGGCGAGCGCTTCAAGGGCCTGCGCGAGATCTGGTCGGTTGGTGACAATCCGCTCGAGTCTTTGCACCTCGCCATGGTCTACGGCCTGACGCTGCTCGAGGGCGACCTTTCCACGCTGCAGGAGAACATCGCCTCATCGCTGCCCGGCATCGCCGAGGGCTTCGCCGACGTGGGCGGCGAGGTCGTTCCCCGGCTCGCCGAGGGAGTCGAGATGGGGCTGTCGTTCCTCTCCGAGACGGCGTCCTCGCTCATGACCTCCTTTGGCGGCTACCTGAGCGAGAACCTGCCCTCCATCACGGAGAGCGGCCTCCAGATTCTCACCGGTCTCTCCGAGTCGATAGCCGAGAACGCGGGCGTCCTGACCGATGGCGCGGCGAACCTGCTGATCGGCTTGGCGCAGGGAATCGCCGACAGCCTGCCGACCATCATCGAGCAGGCGCCGGTCATAGTGCAGAATCTCGCCAGCGCCATCAACGACAACGCGCCGACGCTGCTCGGTGCCGGCATCCAGGCAATCGTGACGCTGGCGCTTGGCATCGTGCAGGCGATACCGACGCTCATCGCCAACATCCCGGCCATCTTCTCGGCTTTCGTTTCGGCTTGGTCGGCGCTCGACTGGCTGAGCCTAGGCAGGAACGCCATCACGTTCCTGGGCAACGGTATCACCGGCATGGCCGGCTTCGTCAGCACGTGCGGCACCAACATCGTGTCCGCTATCCGCGGCGCAATCCAGAACCTGCCGTCCACCCTGGCGAGCATCGGCCGCAACGGAATCAGCAGCCTGGGCTCCGCCATCCGCGGCGCGGTCGGCTTCGTGACCTCGGCGGCCTCGAGCATCGGCAGTTCCATCATGGGCGCCCTGTCCTCCATCCCGGGCCGCGTGGTGTCCATCGGCTCGCAGATCGTGCAGGGCATCGCAAACGGAATCAGCGGCGCGGCGGGCGTGGTCGTGAGCAAGATTACCGGCGTGGTGGGCGGCGCCATCGACGCGGCCAAGAACCTGCTGGGTATCCACTCGCCGTCGCGCGTGTTCCGCAAGATTTTCGGCTACGTCATGGAGGGCGCGGCCCTCGGCATCGACGACACGGCGGACGAGCCGGTTAAGTCCATGAGGTCGGCGGTGCGCAACGTCGAGAAGGCCGCCGTGTTCGGTGTGAGCGTTACCGGCGGCGCAGCATATGGATCGACCGCCTACGGCACCAGCGGCGTCGCGGGCGGCGGCAACGTTTACAACCTCTACCTCGACAGCGACCTGCTGGGCGTCGACGGGCGCGTGGCCTCCGCCTTCAGGAACTTCGTCGCGGCGGTGGAGCAGAGCATGGCGATGGGGGTCGCGTAGCATGGCGCAGGGAAACTTGGTTCAAGGCGGCAGTGGCTATAGAAAGTACTGCTGGTGCGCGTACGTGGACGTTGCTGAGGTCGGGCGCACGGACACCACCGTGACCTACCGCGTCACGCACGGCTACGGCACGCGCTACGCCATCGACTGCTACGCAAACGGCAGCTCGTCGGCGGGCGGCTCGTGGAACGGCTCAGTCTACTCGACGAACAACTCCGGCTGGGTGTGGGTGCAGTGCACGTCGCGCGACGTCGTGCTCGCGCGCGGCAACGGCGACGCCTACAACCACACCTTCACGGGCCAGATTAACGTCACGGGCGGCTTCGGCAACGGAACGTCGAACGCCTCCAACACCGTCACGGTCCCGTGCCGCGCCTACCACACGCCGCACACGCCGAAGAACATCAGGGCGGAGCGCCTGAGCGACACCAGCGCGAAGGTCAGCTGGGACGTCGACTACACGGGCATGAACGGCGACTACCCCTGGTCGACCGTGACCGTCGGCGTGGTGAAGAACGGCCCGGGGAAGTTCACCGACGTCGGCACCGTCAGTTGGGATACCACGAGCCACACCTACAACGGCCTCGAGCCGGGCTGCATGTACATCTTCTCAGCCAAGGCGACGGGCCCCGGCGGCACGTCGGACTACGGCGTGAGCGCACCGGCGATCTACACCACGCCGACGGCGCTCGGCATGCTCGAGGCCGTCAAGGCGGAGGCGGCGAAGGTCGTGCTCAAGGGACACGACGCGCCGACCTTCGTCGACAGCTGGGAGTTCCAGCTCACGACCGACGACGGAAAGACGTGGGTCGATGCGGACGTGAACGCCTCATGGGAGGACGAGGAGGCGCCGGCGGGTACGGTGCGCTACCGCGCCCGCGCGGTCAAGAGCGGCCTCAAGGGACCGTGGACCGAGTCAAACGAGGTCACGACAATATGCCCGCCGCTCGCACCGTCCATCAGGGGCGTCAGGGCGGCTTACGCCACAGGTTCGACCGCGACGCTCGAATGGGTGCCCAACCATCCGGACGGCTCGGCGCAGACCTCAGCCGAGGTGCAGGTCACGACGCCGACGGGTCCCACCACCACGACGGTCGATGGCCCGGGTACGAGCCTGAAGCTGCCGACCGGCACCAAGGGCCTCTACACCGTGCGCGTGCGCACAAAGGGCCTCGACGAGGACTGGGGCGCATGGTCGAGCGCGGCGGCATATACCGTGGCGGACGCGCCCCAGGCATTCTTCACCGATCCGGCTGCGGACGGGGCGACCCTGCGCGCGGTGCCGCATGCCTTCACGTGGAAGGTGGCCGACGAGACGGGCGTCAGCCGACAGCATCTGGCTCTGTGCGACATCAGGGGCAACCTCCTGTGGAGCGGGACTGTGGACAAGGACGCGCGCTCCTTCCGCCTGGGCTATGCGCAGCACGCCTTCGTCAACCGCACGGTCTACAGGGTCGTGCTCACGGTCACAGCCGGATCGTCGCTGTCGGTCGCCGCCTCGAGAGTTTTCCAGACCGACTGGGCGCCGCCGGCCAAGCCGTCGCTCAACGTGTTCGTCGACGATAGGCTCGGCTGCCAGCTTGCCGTATTCCCCGGCGCACCGGAGAGCGAGGACACGCCCGACACTTCCTACTTCACCGTGTCGCGCGTCCTTCCCGACGGCTCGACCCTGCAGCTCGGCTCGCACCTCGCGGCGGGCGAGGGCGCGAGCGACCCGCTGCCGCCGCTCAACAGCGAGTTTGAGTACGTTGCCGTCGCGTACGCGGCGACGGGCGTGAGCGCGGCGACGAGGGTCAAGACGGCCGTGGCGAGCCGCGCGGTAGCTTTCAACTGGGGAGCCGGCGCGGAGAAGTCGTGGCTCGGACGCTACCTCAAGAAGGGCTCGAGCCGTACGGTGACGCACGGATACAAGATGCTGCACTTTGCCGACGGCGGGGAGGGACTGCCCGTCTCGTACGGCATCAACGAGAGGGACGTCAAGGACAGCATGGACTTCCTGCTGCTCGACGAGGAGGACTACAAGTCATTCCTCGAGGTCATGAACATGGCGGGGCGCTTCTGGGTGCGCGACCTCCACGGCGAGCGGTTCCGCGCCCGCCTGAGTTGCAGCGTGAAGCGTTCCGACGGCGCGTGGGTGGCCTCGTGCGACCCGACGTGGGAGACGTGGGAGGAGCCCGCCAATGGCTGATAGCTGGATAAGGCCGTTCGACGCCTCCTACGACTTCGTGCGCGTCTCGCGCGAGACGGGGCTCGAGCTCGACTTCGTTCGCGACATCGAGAACGGCGGCTCCATCGAGCGCAATGCGAACACGGCGCTCTATGAGACTGCATCCCTGGACTTCGCCGACAAGTTCGACGTTGGCAACGACTTTCTGCGTGTGTACCTCAACGCCACCTTCACGGACGGCAGTAAGAGGCGCGAGTGCCTCGGAACATTCATGCCGCAGGTGGACTCGGTGGACATCGACGGCGCCTACCGCGAGGGCCAGATCGACGCCTACGGCCTCCTGAAGCTGCTCAAGGACGACGACTTCGACGGCCCCTACGTGATCGCGCAGGACAGCAATGCGGTGGAGGAGGCCGTCAAGATAGCCGAGTCGGTCGGCCTCACCGTCTACGCCGACAGCAGCAGCCTCCTGTTGGGCAGCAACTGGGTGTTCGGCGTGGGCAAGAACAACGACGCCAAGACCAAGCTGGACGCCGTGAACCTGCTCCTCGAGGCGGCGGGGTTCCGCTCGGCCTCGACCGACCGCATGGGCAACGTGCTCTTCAGGCGCTACGTCGAGCCTGCCGACATGCCCATCTCGGCTGAGTTCACCGAGGGCAGGGACGCGCGCTTCATGTCGGACATGACCGAATCGACCAACCGAGCCGAGGTCTGCAACGTCGTGCACGTGGACTTCAGCACGCAGGACGCATCGGTGCGTGGCACGGCGGTGGACGACTCGCCCGATTCAGACCTCTCGACCGTCTCGGTCGGTCGTCGAATCGCCAAGAGCTACAGCTACGACAGCCTGCCGGGTGTGGATACCGAGGACGCCAACCTTGTCGAGGGCGCCGCCAACGCCCTCATCGGCACTGGCAAGAAGGCCGACAAGAGCTTCAGGCAGAGCGACACTCACGGCAGCATCCAGACCGTCTACGTCCCCGACTCGCCGCAGGCGGGCGTGCTCTTCGGCATCAAGGCCGTCTCGAGCGGTGGGCGCGTCGGCTTCTGCCAGGACGAGGGGCCGAGCGTCAAGAAGGATACGGACTACACGCAGAGCGTGTGGGTCAAGGGCGCTAAGGGCGCGACGGGCATCATACAGTCTTTCTGGGATCAGGAGAGGGCGCTTGGCCCGGTGACCAAGGGGTTCACCATGACTGGCGAGTGGCAGAAGGTCAGCTACACCTACCACGCCACGGAGAACCACAGCAAGGTCAGCTGGGGCTACTGCTACATCGACGGCGGCGAGGCCATCTTCGTCGCCGACAAGGTCGAGGAGGGAGGCAACGCCACTCCTTGGCCCCAGGACGCCATGCAGGCGGCGGCGGACCGCAAGGCGGCGGAGCTGCTCGCCACCGAGCGCGCCGTGACGCGCACGGACGAGTTCAGGAGCGTCTACAAGCCCGTCGAGCCGTGCATGGCGGTGGCGATGAACTACAGGACCGGCGGGGTTGTCGGCAAGCTGGCAATCCAGAAGCAGACGCTGACGCTCGACGCCGGCTGCGTCATAAAGCACACGGCGAGGAGGTACGAGCGATGAACGATTCGGCGGTCGAGATCAAGGGCGCCGCGGCGCGCCTGGCGGCGGCGATGCCGTCGGGCGGAAAGCACCTGACGATGGAGTTCGGCACGGTCGTGGGCGTCCACGACACGGCGCTCGACGTGATGCTGCACGGCGCGGTGGTGACGGTCCCGATGGTGCGCTCCTGCACGGGGTGCATCATCACCGACCGCGCCGTGATCCTGTCGCAGGGCCCGCTGGCCGTGTGCGTCGGCACGATGGCGGCGCGGTAGGCCGCGTTACGGTGGCCCGAACCTGCAGTGTGGCGGGGAATGGGCCCCGCCACACTGCAGAACGGAAGGGAGGCCGGATGGAGGTACTAAAGCTGTTCGCGCCCTATGGGCCGGGATGGCTCGGTGGCGCGGCGCTAGTGATCATCGCCGCTTACTTTGGTAGGCAATTTTTGGACGAGTACAAGCGACAAAACCAACGGAAGGGCGAGCTCGACCTCAAGCGCGAAGCGCGAAAGCAGGCCGAGGTGGACGAGCGCGCGCAGCGAGACCGGGAACGCTCGCAGATGGAGGGGCGCATCGCGGCGCAGATGGAGCGCAGCAACACCTTGATTGAGGGGATGAAGACCCTCATGGAGTCGGTCGTCGCGTCAAATGACGTGTTGCACGCCGATCTGGTCCACAGCCAGGCGCGCAGCCAGGGGATGGCCGAGAAGGTCGACCACATCTACGACCGCGTCGACCTCATGTACAACAAGGAGACAAACAGATAGGAGCAATCAAATGACTGAGATTCAGGCAGGGCTCACGGTGTGCACGGTGCTGGTCGTGCCGTACATCGTGCAGGCCATCAAGACCAAGGCCATGACGGGTAGCGTCGCCCGCTGGACGGCCATCGCCGTCTCGGCGGGGTGCGGCGCCCTCACGGCCATGGCGGGAGGCGTGCCCACCGACCCCTCGGCGTTGGTGACGTCCATCTTCTCGTGTGTTGGCGGCGTGCAGATGGCCTATGCCGCCTTCAAATCCGTCGGCATCACGGACAAATGGCTCGACGCGCTGCTCGCGCTCGGCGACATCAAGGAGGACTAACATGGCAGATTTCGCGAACGTCCAACCGGACGAGTACAAGCTCCTCGGCTGCAACTTCTCGGCGGGACGACCCTTCGGCATCAAGGGCGTCACGATCCACCACATGGCGGGTGACCTCAATGCGGCCCAGTGCAACAGCATCTGGGCCGCCAACGGCTGCTCTGCCCACTACTCGGTCGACCGCAACGGCTACATCGTGCAGCACGTCAACGACACCGACCGCGCCTACGCTTGCGGCGACGGCATCGGCACGGGCGGCGGCAACGACACCACGATCTCCATCGAGCACGCCAACAGCGCCCGCGGCCCGTGGACCGTGCACGAGGCCGCCATCGAGAGCGGTGCGCACCTCGTGGCGGCGCTGTGCCTGTACTACGGGCTGGGCCGCCCGGCATGGATGGTGAACGTGTTCCCGCACAAGCACTGGTCGTCCACGGCCTGCCCCGGCGAGCTGGCTGGCTCGCAGCGCGACCACTACATGCAGCGCGCCGTCGAGTGGTACGACGCGATGGTGGGAGGCACGCAGCCGTCCGCGCCGACCGTGACACCCCCGTCCACGCCCGCGACGCCCTCGGCCTCGCAGGGCGCGCCGGGCGGTTTCCCGCGCTCCACTGGCGCCCTCGTCCCCGTCCACTACTCGCTGCACCTCAAGGGCGGCGGCTGGCTGGACGAGGTGACGGACTTCGGCGCTGGCGATAACGGCTTTGCGGGCTACCCGTGCAAGGCCCATGACCTGCTCTGCGCCCGAGTCGATCGCGGCACGCTCAAGTATCAGGTCCACACCGTCGAGGACGGCTGGCTCGACTGGGTCGCCAAGGGCGACCGCAACGACACCGTAAACGGCTGTGCGGGCATCGTCGGCCACACCATCGACGGCGTACGCATGTACTATGTGACGCCCGACGGCGAGGAGTACAAGCAGGCGTGGTACCGCTCCCAGACCACTGCGCGCGCGGGCTGGCTCGACACGGTGTGCGACGACGGCACGACCTACGGCGGCGACGACTACGCGGGCATCTACGGCGAGCCGCTCGACCGTCTGCAGGTCTGCGTCACCGACGGGGTGCCGTGGTAATGGCTTTCGTCATGGGCGCGGCGCTCGGCGCGATTTTGGGCAGCTTCGTCACGGTTGTCGCGCTCGCCCTGATCTGGGGCGGGAGCGACCGCGGGCGATAACAGCAAAAGGGGCCGTGGCGGTTCGGCGCCACGGCCCCTTTCTCGTATCCCTCGAATATCCCAAGTGGGCGCAAAACCCCAAGCGCGGTCAGCGTGTCGCGGTACCGTCAGCGAGTTTTGCCTGATGGTCAGCATCAATAGCGAGCTGCGGCAAACTGTCTCAGTACTTTGTCATATAATCAGATCCGTTCAGATCGCGGGCTTATTCTCCGTTTCGCCCGGTTCTGACTCCGGCCCCGTCTCACGTTCCAAAGTGCAGGGGCCGTCTCCTTAGTCTCGGGACCTCGGCATCGGCCTATGGTCCCGAGATTTTTTGCTTTCATGGGCATCACCTCCCTAGATGTAGACGCATGGAATGTCGCTCTTGCCGACCCTCACGTTCGCGGTGCAGGGAACGGCGTCGGGCTATGACTCCGTCCCGTCTTCTGGCAGTTCGCCCGCTATTCCATCGTCGGCTTCTATCTTCGCTATCACGGGGCTGCCCTCGAGGGTCGAGAGCTGGCTGATAGCCATCTCTCGTAAGTATGCCGCCCTCTGTCTGCGGTCGATTCCCCTCTTGATCAGCTCGGCGTTCATGCTTTCGAGGTTCGCGAGGACGAGCAGCTGGTGCAGGCTCGCCTCGTCTCTGATGTTGCCTGTCGCGCCTTCGTGCGACTCCCGCCACTGCTTTGCCGTCATCCCGAACAGGGCAACGTTGAGGACGTCCGCCTCGTTTGCGTAGGTGTAGCCCTCGACCTGCCGGCTCATGCTCGGCTTCAGCAGGTTCTCCTTTACGGCGTCGGTGTGTATGCGGTAGTTGATCTTCGAGAAGAGCCTCTTCTCGTTCCACTCGCCGGAGATCCTGCTGTTCTCGTCGTTCTTCAGACGCTGGTAGTCTTTGATGACGTAGAGCTTGAATTCCGGGGAAATCCACGAGGCGAACTCGAATGCGATGTCCTTGTGGGCGAACGTGCCGCTCGCATACCTCCCCCTCTTGGTCCTTATGCCGATGGCGTTTGTCCTCGAAATCCACTTCGTTGGCGTCAGGGTGAAGGAGTTGAGCCCGGCCTCTTCCCTAAAGGCATCGAATTCGATGCCTTTAAAGTCGGGGTTGTGGAGCGACTCCCAAACACCGAGGAACTCGATGGTGTTCCTGTTCCTCATCCAGTTCTGCACCACCATCTTCGGCTCATCGCTCTTGTACCTTGCTATGTCCGTGAGCGAGATGTAGTCGTCCCCGCTGCCGGTCGACGCGACCCCGATCTCTATACCGAGTGCGCTGATCTTCTCGATTGCCTCTTTCGGAGCCATCCGCGCTCCTCCGTTCTTCCAGTCTGGTTGGCAGGGGCCCGGCCGGCCCCAATGTCTCTACCTCTCGTCCCGCTCGCCCATGTACCAGACGACGCGGCCCTTGCAGACCACGGGCTCGTCGCCCGGCCCGGCGAGGATGTCGTCGTACTCGCCGCTGTGGCTGTCCGCCGTGAGCATGACCGTGGAGCGGCCCCGGGTGTAGTTGCGCACCACGGCGCCGTAGTCGGACGTCTCGGCGAACACCGGCTGGCCGTTGACCGGCTCCATGTCGGGGTCGACCAGCAGCAGGGCGTCGTGGGGGAAACGGTTGTCCATGCAGCCGCCCTGCGCGTGGACCATGAAGCCGCGCGGGTGCGCGTCGGCGATGGAGGCGGGGACCTCGACCTCGTCGGCGAGGTTGCCCTCGTCGCACGGCTCGCCCATGTGCGCGAAGCCCAGCAGGGGGACCATGCGCGAGGTGCCGCTGATGGCGGCCTCGGTGGCGTCCTCTCCCATGAGGTCGGCTACAGTGGTGTCGAAGAGGTCGGCGAGCTGACGAAGGATAGGCGTCCTCGGCGTGGCGCGGCCGCTTTCCCACTGACTTACCGACGAGTAGGTAAGACCGAGCTTGTCCGCCAACTCTGCCTGCGTGAGGCCCAGCTCGTCGCGGTGTGCGCGAATCTTCTTCCCGAGGTTCATCTTTTCACCCCTTTAGGTAAATTACAATTTCCCTTTAATTTTATTAAAAAAGTAGTTTGAATTATCTTGAATGTGTTATAATATGATTACAGCGAAAGGAGGACGGGATGACAGAAACGTTGAGAGAGGTCCGAGAGCGCAAAGGCGTCAAAAAGGGCGCCGTAGCCGAGGCGATGGGCGTCACCTACCCCACCTATCAGCGGTACGAGGAGACGAACCGAATGCCTACCGACGCATTCGACGCGGCCTGCCGCTTCTTGGGCGTCTCGCGAGATTCTATTTTTTTGGCCAACGACTTGAATTAAATTAAAGTCACAAACGAAACGGAGAGAACCATGAACGAGAACTACATCGACATCGAGCTGGGCGGCTGGAACATCCCCGAGGCCATCACGGTCGAGGCCGAGCCCGCCGAGGCCCGCGACTTTTCCGACTTCGAGCTGTAGGGGAGGGCGACATGGGAGACGTGAAGATGCGCCGCGAGAACATCAGGTACGAGGCGCGCGGGAAGTCCTTCGAGATCGAGTGCCCGAGCGGCTTCTCGGGCATCGAGGCCATCGTCTGCTGGTGTGACGCCGGCGACGGCTGGCACCGCGAGGCCTTCGAGTCGTTCCTCGACGCCCGCGGGCGCCTGGACGGGCTGCTGCGCGGCGAGGCGGTCATGGCCTACGTCCAGCGCACGGTGTGCATGAACACCGCCGACGCCATCGACCCCGGCATCCAGCCGGTTGAGGTCGGCCTCGCTGCGGGCGAGTGGGTCATGTATCAGCTGAAGGAGCGTGAGTAGCGATGGGTAAGCGGGTCCGCTACGACTTCGAGCTTGTAGACGGCTCCTACGTCGGGACGGACCGTAATTAGATTTGACCAAACGAAAAGGAGTAGGAAATGATTCAACTGATTATCGGAGCTGGTCTGGGACTCGGCGGCGTGGCCGCCGCCGTCGCCATCAAGCGGTATAACGAGGCCGAGCGCGAGAAGGCCGCCGGGCCCGCAGACCATTGGGGCAACAAGTACGAGGCCCGCATCGTCTCGCCCGCGTGCGCCCTGCCCCTCATCCTGGCAGGTGCCGTCATCGCCGCCACCGCCTGCCTCTACACGCAGGACACCGGCGAGGTCTGCGTCATCCGCAACCTCGGCGGCTCGCTCGCCGGCTCGACCTCCGAGGCCGGTTTCCACGCCAAGGCCCCCTGGCAGGACGTCGTGACCTACGACGTCCGCAACAACCTCATCAACTTCTACGGGGACACCGACTACGAGGTGGACGGCGGCTCCTACGAGGGCAAGCAGGTCTCCATCAACGACAAGTCGGGCGCCAGCGCCAACATCGACATCCAGGTCAACTACTCGCTCAACCCCGACGCCGCGCTCACGCTCTATAGCGAGTACGGCACGCAGGAGAGCTTCGTGGAGAAGTACATCTCCAACGACGTCCGCGCCGTCACCCGCGAGGTCTCGGGCGGATTCGACACGGTGACGATGCTCACCGACCGCTCACAGTTCACCAAGGCCGTCCAGAAGGCCCTAACCAAGAAGTGGAAGGGCATAGGCCTCACGGTCGAGCAGGTGAGCGTGCAGGACGTCCGCTACCCGAAGAACATCACCAAGAGCTACAGCGAGGCGCAGGCGGCCGAGGTCGCCAAGCAGAAGGCCCAGAACGAGCAGGAGACGGCCAAGGTCCAGGCCGAGACCAAGAAGATCGAGGCCCAGGGCGAGGCGGACGCGAACGCGGTCCTCGCGAACTCGCTCAACGACCAGGTCATCCAGCAGCACTACATAGACGCGCTCAAGAGCATCGGCAAGGACGGCAACCTCGTCGTCGTGCCCGAGGGCTCCCAGCCGATCGTGGGCACGAAGTAGGGGCGGCGGCGATGTTGAACCTTATCCATGCGGCCGTCCGGGTCTTCCTCGACATTCTCGCGGTCGCGTTCGTGCTAGAGCACACCCGCGAGCTTCATGAGAAACATCGCGAGATCAACGACGCGCCCAAGCAGGTCGCAGGCGTCGTTGATGAACCCGGCGAGGACGATCGCGGCGCTGATGCGAGGGTGCCGCTCGACCCAGTCGACGAGCCGCACGAGTAGGGGGCCCGCTGGTCGGACGTGCTTCGGGCGATATGTCTGCTGTCTACGAATCATGGCCCGAAGCCTAACGCGTGTGTAACGCGTTAACGCGGGTATTGCCGCTCAGGCAATACCCGCGGGCCCCATCCCCGGGGCGGCACCGTTGCCCCGCGGCTCTCCATAACCATCCGCGGGGACGTTCCCTACCGGTGCCGTGCCGGGGGCGAGGCCCCGGAAAGACAAAAAAGGAGCCGCCCAGTGTGGAAGGCTGGGACGGCTCCCTGACCTGAAAGGAGGTCACTCATGGATTCTAGCAGAGCCAAAACGTTCCAGCAGATGGCCGACGAGCTTGGCATCAGGCACAAGCTGATGTACACGCTGCGCGAGGCGTCGAGGGTGACGGGGGTGCCCTACGACACGCTGCGCATCGAGTGCAAGGCGGGCCGCCTGCGCTCGCAGCTGCCCGAGGGGCGCAAGGTGGGGCGCATGGTGCGCCCCGAGTGGGTCGACGAGTGGATCGAGGAGGGAACGCATGGGAGTGATTCTTTTGCAGCTTAGCGACCGGGTGTCCGACTGGTGGCACTCGCTGCCCGAGCGCACCCGCAGCGTCCTGAGCCTCGTGATCTTCATCGGCCTCATCGCCGCCGCCGGTGCCATCGAGGGCACCGCGCCGAGCGGGATGTACTACTAGGAGGAACGATGAAGATCATGAACTGCAAGAAGGGGTCGGTACTGTGAGCGGCGGGCGATTCGCGTTCACCGTCATGTTCGCGGCGGGCAAGCAGCGCCACAGGCTCGACCGCGGGCACGCACGGATGTACACGCCGACCGAGACGCTGAGGGCCGAGCGGGCCATCGCGGCGGCGTGTGCGGAGGCGATGGCCGAGGCTGGCATCCAGCCCATGCCCTTCGGCCCGCACGAGCCGGTGATTCTCAACGTCGACGCCTACCGTCCGCTGCCGGAGAGCCGGCCCAAGCGCGTGCGCTCGGAGCCGGACACCTACAAGCCGGACGGGGACAACGAGGGCAAGCTGGTCATGGACGCGCTCAACGGGCTCGTCTGGGCCGACGACGCGCAAGTGGTCGACCTGCACGTGGTAAAGCACCCCAGGGTGCGTTGGCAGGCCGAGCGCATGGACATAACCATTGCGCCCGGGTGGTCCGGGCGCAGGGACGAAACGGAGGAAATGTAAATGAAGCGAAAGGCATTCAAGGAGCTCATGAGGCAGGCCGTGGGCAACGTCCTCATCAACACGGAGCTCAACGCCGAGGCGCTCGAGCGCGACGTCGACCCCGCGGTGCTCCGCGGAGTCGCCTACGGCATGGCGGTCGCGCCCGCGCTGATGGACGAGGAGCCCATCGAGTTCGACCGCGACTTCCTGGCGGTCATCATCGCGTACGGCAAGAAGTGCGAGGACATCTACGCCGAGAACGGCGCCGTCGCCACGATCTCCAAGCTCTACGGATGCGAGGTGAGCGTCGATGAGTAACGAGGTCATCGAGTTCAAGGACGATGCGGGCATGCCCGTCAAGTTCACCTCGCAGGACATCCGCGAGCGCCTGTGCCCGAACGCGACCGAAAGCGAACTGGCGCTGTGCATCGAGCTGTGCAACCGCCAGCACCTGAACCCCTTCACCAAGGAGGTCTACCTGGTGAAGTACAGGGACGCCCCGGCGAGCATCATCACTAGCTATCAGGTGTTCAACCGCCGCGCCAACCGTCAGGAGAGCTACGGCGGCATCAAGAGCGGCGTCGTGGTGATGCGCGAGGGGCAGATCGTCAAGAAGCGCGGCAGCGCCGTCTACAAGCAGGTTGGCGAGCAGTTGCTCGGCGGCTGGGCCGAGGTGCAGTTCAAGGACGGCAAGGAGCCGGCCTACGTGGAGCTGGCGCTTAGCGACTACAGCACCGGCAAGAGCAACTGGGCGAAGATGCCGGGCGTCATGATCGAGAAGTGCGCCAAGGCCGGCGCGTGGCGCCTGGCCTACCCCGACGAGTTCGGCGGGATGTACACGGGCGAGGAGATGGACCAGAAGGTCGAACGCGACATGCGCGCCGGCACTCAGGCCGTCGAGGCCGAGAGCGTCGAGCCCGTGGCCGACCTGCAGCCCGTGCGCGACCTGTTCAAGCCGTTTATGGCGGCGACCGGGCTCGACAGCGCCGGGGCCATGGCGGCCATCTGCGCCGCCGTGGGCTGCACGTCGGGCTCCATGCACGACATGACGCTCATGCAGGCGCGCCGCGCGGCCTCTTGGATGGAGGAGGAGATCGCGGCCCGCGCCACGCGGCCCGAGCCCGCCGCCCCCGAGCCGGAGCCCGCGCCCGCCTATGAGCCCGCGCCCGCCGAGTACGCGACCGACGACGACCTTCTGGGAGGCTTCTGATGGCAGGCGAGGTTTTGGCGGTCGAGGCCGTGCCGCTCGAGGAAGACTTCGACACGCTGGTGGCGTCTCTCGCCATCGACGACACGCTCGAGGACAAGCTGGCGAAGCTCAAGAAGAACGTGGACGAGAAGCTGGCGGACTACGTGGACGTCAAGCGCATCGAGAATGACGAGGACTTCAAGGCGGCGAAGAAGTACCGCGCGGCGGTCAACGACGTGAAGAAGCCCATCGAGGCGCAGCGCAAGGCCGCGAAGAAGAAGTACAGAGACCTGCTAAAGACGTTCGACGAGACCATAGGCGAGATCACGGCGCCAATCGACAAGCTCTCCGATGAGTACAAGGCCGAAATCGACCGATACGACGGCGAGTGCAGGGCCCGCCGCCTCGCCGCGCTCAAGGGCCACTACTACGACCTTGCGGGCGAGATGGGGCCGCTGGTGCCATACGAGCGCATCGCCGACGACAAGTGGCTCAACGCGAGCTTCGGCGAGGTCAAGGCCAAGAACATCATCGAGCGCCGCGTGGGCGAGCTGCTGCACCAGTTCAAGTTCGTCAGCGGCCTCGACTACGCGGACGAGTCCGAGAAGGCGTGGGCCGTCGCGTGGTGGGCGAGGACCCTGCCGGCGGACTCGGGCGAGGTGGCGGCTGCGGTCGCCGCGCACCGCGAGGAGGTCGCCAAGGCCGCCGCGCTCGCGGCGACCTACGAGCAGGCGACAGCGCCGGAGCCCGAGCCGGAGCCCGAGCCGGAGCCCGAGCCGCTGCCGCTCGACCCCGAGTCGCTGCCCGACGAGCAGCCCGAGCCTGAGCCGCCCTTGGGCGTGCCGAGGTGCGTGCGGGTGGTCCCGTCGCGCCCCGAGCCGGATGCGGCCGAGGATGCGGCCCCGGCACCGCAGAGGGGCTACCGCGTGGTCATCGAGTGCGCCACGGCAGACGAGCTGCGCCGCGTGAGGGCCGTCATGGTCGAGAACGACATTCACGGATACGTCGAGAGGATGTAGGACATGGAGAAGAAGAACCTGCCGCCGACCCGAACGCCGGAGCAGCGCAAGGAGGCGATGGCGAGGGCCATCCACACGCGCCGCGAGCGCGCCGCGTTCAAGGCGGCGTGCAAGGCGGGGAACATCCCGCCCGACGCCGCCATCGAGGCGCCCATCGCGCAGGGGCTCAAGGTCGAGGAGTTCGCCCGCTCGTTCCCGGGCATCGGCCCGGTCACGGCGCAGAAGATCGTCGAGGCGTGCCATATCCGCGACGGCCGCCGCGTGAGCGGCCTTGGCTACATGCAGGGGCCGCGCCTCGTCGATGCCATCAAGGGCTGCATGACCGCGAGGGAGGACGGGCAGTGAGCATCAACCGAGTGAACATCAGCGGCAACCTGACCCGCGACCCGGAGCTGCGCGCCACGGCGGGCGGGACGCAGGTCCTGTCCTTCGGTGTTGCGGTAAACGACCGCCGCCGCAACGCGCAGACCGGCGAGTGGGAGGACTACCCCAACTTCGTCGACTGCACGATGTTCGGCAACCGCGCCGAGGCCGTTGGCCGTTTCCTCGCCAAGGGGATGAAGGTCGCGATCGAGGGCAAGCTGCGCTACAGCTCTTGGGAGCGCGACGGCCAGAAGCGCAGCAAGCTCGAGGTTATCGTCGACGAGATCGAGGTCATGGTGCGCCGTGAGGGGCAGACGCAGGCCCAGCCGCAGCAGAGCCTCGCGAACACGGTGCCCATGCAGCCACAGGCGCAGGCCGCGCCGCAGTTGAGCGCCCAGCAGGCCTACGCCGCGGTCCCGCAGTCCGAGTTCTACGACGAGGACGTGCCGTTCTAATGAGGCACGTACCCGACATCATCCGCGACCACTGGGAGGCGGCCCTGTTCGCCGCCTCCTTCTCCGCGGGTTTCCTGTTCTTCTCTTCGCTTCTATGGGGGTGGTTCTGATGGCCTTTACCGTGTTCGACAGCTTCGCCGAGGTCTACGACGACTTCGACGCGAGCGACCCCGAGGACCTGCGCGACCGCGCGATGCTCGCCGACGCGATCATGATGTACGGGCTGCACGGCGTGGAGGCCGACCTCCCGAAGCACCTCCGCCGCGTTTTCAAGGCGATGAAGAACGCCATCGACAACTCCAAGGACGCGCGCGGCAGGGGCGGCAAGGGCGGCCGCCCGCGCAAGAAACCAGTTTCCGACAAACCCGAAACGCAGGTTTCCGAAAGTGAAAACCTAGGTTTTTCAAACGGGAAACCAGTTTCCGACAAACCCGAAACGCAGGTTTCCGAAAGTGAAAACCCTAACCTAACCTGTCCTGTCCTGAACTGTCCTGAACTGGATTGTGCTGAGCTGTCCTGTGATGGGGGCGATGCCCCCGCCGCGCCGCCCGAGTTCGAGCCGCCGACCCTCGATGAGGCCCGCGGTTACTTCGGCGCCAACTGCCTGAGCGGCGACCCGGACGCCTTCTGGGCCTACTTCGAGTCTCAGGGATGGGTCAAGGGCAACGGCCAGCCGGTGAGCAACTGGGGCGCCCTCGCGCTCGACTGGTCCAGGCGCCAGAAGCGCATCGACGCCGACGACCGGGCGAGGGGCAAGCCCACCGCCTCGGAGGTCGAGGCTGCCACGTTCAAGCCGACGAGGACGCCCGAGCAGACGAGGGCGGAGCTCGAGCGCAGGTGGCGCGAGGAATATCCGGGCATCGACCCGGCGAAGGTGAAGGCCCCGAGGGGGACGACCGCCGACCCGGTGGCGCTCAAGGCGTACCAGGACGCGCGGCGTCTGCTGGATGCGAGGGCCGCATGCGAGAGGAGGGCGTCATGAGCTTGGACGACGAGAGGAACGAGAACATGGGCAGACCGAAGGGGTCCGCGAGCATCTACGACGACGGGCCGCGCAGTGCCCGCTGCGAGACGTGCGGGTTCTGCGTCGTGAGCGAGGCGGTCATGACGGCGTCCGGCGAGAGCCGCAAACGGTACACGTGCATGCGTTGCCCCGACTTCGTGCACACCACGCAGGGGCTCGCGAGGTGCAACTACTGGGAGGCGCGACATGAGGGCTGAGTCGCGGGACATGCGAGGGGGCAACGTGCTCGTGTGCCGTCAGTGCGGCAGGCGGTTCCGCGCGAGGGGCGCCCGCCAGCGGTACTGCTGCGGCTGGTGCGAGAACGTGGCGCACAGGAACGAGAGCAAGCGGCCCGTGGACGTGTACCTCGGAACGAGGAGCGAGTCGGGCCGAGAGGTCAACGCCATGCGCGCGGCGCTGGCACAGGTGAGGCGCATCTGATGCGGGACGGTTACAAGTTCGAGTTCGGGGCGCTCGATGAGCCGGACGCACCCAAGGTGCAGGCGCTCAAGCCGCTCGAGGAGGCGGCCGAGGTATACGGCGCTTGGCAGGATTGCGACGACATGCGCCTCAGCCCGATCATGACGGCGCGCAGGGAGTACCGCCAGAACCTTATCGACGAGTGCATGGACGTGGTCCAGGCGGTCGTCAGCCTGCTCGACGCCGAGGGGTTCACGCAGGAGGACGTTGACGCGGCAATCGAGCGCTGCAACGAGAGGAACCGAGAGAGGGGACGTCTGTGATGGAGACTTTGGAGCAGATCAAGGCCGACGCGGTCGAGGTATTCCATTTCGACCGCGAGTGCAGGCCGCAGGACAGGGCACACGCCTATCTGGGGAAGTACCGCGTCAGGCGCGGCTACAACGACACGGCGATGCAGGTCGCGGTGACCGACATGATCGAGCGCGCCTACGAGGCGGGAAGGGCGGAGGTCGCCGATGCGAATCTCGTGCAGAACCTGCGCCGCCAGCTGACGAGCATCGAGGCGACCGTCGTGGATGCCATCGACCTGCTCGACGAGAGCGTAGGGGGGGCGGACTGCGATGAGTGACTCGAGGGTCGGCGGCTACCCGATAGGGGTGACCGACGCCACGATAGAGCGCTGCTACGGCGGCACCCGTGAGCCTAGGATGTGCGGGAACTGCAGGCATTTCTGCAGTAGCGACATCCACGTCGACTACGGCTACTGCCACCTCGAGTTCGAGCGCGTCTTCGACGCCGAGGCGCCGGAGCGCAAGGAGGGCTTATGGCGGCTGGCGAAGTGGGCCGTGGCGTGGCTCATGGAGAACCTGCTGTACTGCGAGGACGAGTGTGGCGAGTGCCGCGACTACGAGGAGGTTGAGTGATGAGCGTCGAATTGCCCAAGGATGCCGAAGGTCGAGAGATTCCACTTGATACCGTGGTGCTGTTCGGCGGCAACAGTAATGCCTACAACATCACTGGCTGGATATACGTCACCGACTTCGACCTGAGCAACAGCATGGCAGGTCAGTGGCGAGCGCTCACCGATAAGTTTACAAGGCTCGACCCCGAGCTCATGTACCTCACCCCGCCCGACAGCTGGGAGAAGCTGCTTGAAGACTTGGGCGAGGCAGGTGACGCGCGGTATTACGAGGCTTGCGCCTACTTCCACAGAGACAAAGATGAAGATGGCTGTGTATCGTGCCCAGGTGGCGAGGACGGCTGCGCTCGAATTGCCATGCGCGACATTGCAGACCGTATCCGCAAGCTGAGGGGTGAGGACTGATGAAGCGTCAAAAGACGGTAGAGGCCTACACGTGTGACTGCTGCGGTGCAGAGATTGACGACAGGGCAGAAGCAAGCGTTACCGTCCGCTGCAATGGCGACATTTACTACGAGTGGTGGGCTAAAGGCGATTATTGCGAGCGCTGCGCAGACATGCTGATAAATGCAATCATCGACGCAATTCCTGTGCCAGAGCGTTATGAGGATAAGTTCCGCAATCAAGAAACGTGCGTCGCGTGCGAGGTCGGTCTGATTAACAACCAGCGTGAGTTGGGAAGTGAGTGAATATGGGCGATTGTGCTTACTGCGGCAAACGAAGAATCAACTTCAACCAGGACAATGACTACACGATGCGCATCGAGAACAATGACCGCGGAGATTACTTCATTGCGACCGGCGAGTTGATGATTGACAGCATCACGATCAATTTCTGCCCGTTCTGCGGACGTGATCTAAGGGGTGAGGGCTGATGAACATGACACCCTGTTTCATTTCCGAGATGCCCGGGGAAAAGACGAAAGCGCTGCTTGTCGGCTTCTACCAAAAAGCATGGACACACGACGCTTAGCCCCTAATCGGAGGGTTTCCCGCCGGG